CCCATATTCAAATTATATCTGCCCTCCTTCAGGTGTTCCTGTTGCCACTTGAGTTCCAAGGACCTCTTCATATTGTATAGGTCTTGAGTCATTGTTAACCTCCTCATAGGTTATCCATTTACTCCGCGATGAATCACTAAATCCATCTTTTTCCCATTTTACATCTTTTTGTCCCACTTTGTCAAGGATTGCGTGTTCAATGGATTCACGAGTATCTTGCGCTAAAATTTCAAATTTAGCGTAATAATCATAAGCGCGAATCTGTACGAGGAATTTCTTCATTTTTACACCTTCCATAAAAAAAGGGGCGGAATTGTGTTCCGCCCCTAATTAATTATTTATTTATTATATATCTGATCCGAAGATACCTCTAGGGTCAGAGAATCCGAAAACGTATCTCTCTCTAGCTTTGTATCTTACATTACCAGTATCGAAGTCACCTTCCATTGAAGTTTTCAATGGAGCTCTCATAAAGTGTTTCAATCCATTAGGAACATCAGTTTTAATGAACCATTTACTAGTATCAGTTAAGTAGTGATTAACTACATAACCTTCTGGTATTGCGCCCATGTTATTGATCGCATTGATGTCATTATCAGCTGTTCCAGTTCTACCTTTAGACTTCATCAGTCTTTCAGCAGTAAATTGAAGCGCAGAAGGAATTACTAATTTCGTTCCTCTAGCTGCAATTTTAAGACCTCTTTCATCAGTCATAGCAGCAATGTCAATTAATGCTTGCTCTAACGATGTTTCATTTAAGTCAGCCGCAGTGGTTAACTCATTTTTAAAAGATCCTGCTAAAGTAGGATGGTCAGTCGCACAAAGCGCCTTACCATCACCACCAAGATAGGATGTACTGAACGCGTTATTTAAAACCGCCGCGCCTTTAACTTGTTTTGTATTAGCCATAGATCTTGCTAAAGCTTTTGTGTATCTGCTTGCAAGTCTATCGTACAAGTTGTCCTCGATCGCTTCTTCAGTGATCGCGAACGCAAGTGCGATTGTTTCGTTTGTATAACGAGCTGTGAAAGTCTCTTGAGCGCTATCGTAAGATATGCCCTGACCTTCAGGTTTAACAGTTGCATTAGCGAAACCGGCTAACATTACTTCTTCTTCAAAAGCTCTGTCAGAATTTTCAGTTTCAAAAATTTCAGCTGCTTCGTTTACGTATTGTTTATACTCAAGTCCAAATAGTGCATTTAGACCTGGTTCTAGTTCCTTAACTAGCTGTGCTCTTGATATTGCCATGTTCTATATACTCCTATTATGAGACTATGAGACGGCCGATTGAACCCGGTGCCCATCTAACTACTACGTTAGAATTTGCAGCCGAATTATCAGCATTCAAAGGATCGTTAGCGACTCTAACAACCATGAGTGAAGCTTGGGCTGATCCTGTTGCAGTTTCCGAACCTATATCTAGTGTTACTAGAGATTGTCCAGACAACTCATCAGTTCCAGCAGTTCCAGTTGCTCCATCATTGACGTTATATGTAAGAGTGCCGAGCATTTTTGCAACTGCAATCGCTGCATCTGCTTTTACCACGTACTCTTGCATTTCATTGTCATTAACGAATCCAACACCATCAGATGATCCTGTATTGTAGTTGGTACCAAAGGCTTGACTAGCCGCTACAAAATTAGCCCACGTTGGTTTGCTTGTAGTACTATCTATATAGAAAGCACCATTAAACACTCCAAGCATAGGTTGTAATGTAGAGATATTAATCTTCCAATCTGTACCACCTGCTAAGCCATCATCCATGGTTCCCGCCGAAGCGTCTTGTAGATACCCATCATCACCACCAGTTCCTTGTCTATTAACTGGATCGTTTTGATAAATACCTATGCCCGGCGCGCTTTTGATTGGATACTCAGAAAGTCCTTGAGAAGCTGGTGTGCTGCCCAAAGTGTAAGTCGATCTAAGACCAAATCCGCCTGTTTGATTTGCCATAGTTATGTCTCCTTATGTCCCCGAGGGGACGGTTTATAAAATTTCGTTGGATAGGAATTACTAAAAAATTTAGCTTTTCTTTGTACCACCGAAGGTTACACGAGTCTGCCTTTCTTGTGAGATTGGCATACTTGGGTGCTGTTCCTTCAGAATATCGTGCTTAATTGCTTCGTCTTTCGCTTGATTTTGTTTGTCAAAATATTCCTGACGAGCTTTAGCGATTTCCTCTGGTATCCTAGCCAGCACTAGGCCTCCTACTCCGATCACTCCTGCGTATTTGCCTTCCTTCATAACTGGATAATCTTCATCGGGATATTCATCAGCTCTTACGAGCTCGTATCCTGATCTTATCATAGCCGCCATATTCTTTGTATCATCAAAGCCCATGACTTCATGTCGGATCCATCTATGTCGGTAACCAGCCGGCGCATTCGGTGCATCGAGAGATGAGGGTGGAGTCCATACTACTTTTTTAGCTGTTTTAGCTTTAGTTTGACTCGCACGTGAAGTTTTTTTATCGTCTGTTTCCATATGCTTATGCTCCTTCCGTGATTTTTAATTGTTTTGCATAATCTTCTAGTGGCACACCTAATCTTTTAGCAATTGCTACCTGTGAGGGTGTGAGTTTGACAGTTTTTCTGCGTCCTGTTACAGCTGAACGTTTCGCTGATGCTACATTCTGAGCAGGTTTTGCTCTTTCTGTAGAAGTTCCTTCCATCTTATCAAATTTGTGTGGGAATTCAAGTCTTATTCTTTTATCCACCTCACTATAATATTCATTTGATTTAGGATCATAACCTTCTTCATCTACAAGCTTTTTATGTATATCAAAAGCCGTGTAAGTCATAGCAGAATCGTTGCCAAACCAAGTATTTTTAACTGCCCAGTCTTCTGCTTTAGGATCAGGAGTAATATTAGGCCTCGTTTGTTGAGGCGTAATTGTAACATCCTTCTCTTTAGGTTTTGAAGTTTCCGCTAGTTTTAGAGCATTCAATCTTGCAGCATCCATCGTTAAAGTTGCAATTTGCTCTTGTGCAGTAACCTGTCCTTCAACGTTTTGAGATTCAATAGCAGTTTTTAAAGCCTGTTTCGCAGCTTTCATATTAGTCTTAACTCTGCTTTCAAATTCAGAAACGTAAGATTTATCTAATTTAGAAAATTTACTTTCTAAATCTTCTTTATCTCTTTTTACTGATTGAGCGTAAACGACAGCTTCTTCTTTTTGTCGTTCTGCTTCACGCATTTTACGAGTTAGTTTAGCAATACGTTTTTGAACGCCTTCACTATATTTTTCTAACTCTTCTTTTTTCTCTTCTTTTTTTTCTTCAACTTCTCCACCTTCTTTTTTTTCTTCGGGCTGTGCTACTTCCTCAACCTCTATCTTCTCTTCCTTAGGTGCTTCCGTTTTTTCTGGTTCACCTTTATCATCTAAATTAATTTCAGTTGCTTTTTCATCAGCTTCACCTACATCAATTAGATCATGTTTTTCTTTTTCTTCTGGCATAGTTCCTTTCCTATGTTAAATATGATGAAGAACAGCTTCCGGATCTTTAATAGTTCCTAGAACCTCATCATCGTTTAATAGTCGAACTTCCCCACCTTCTATTGGTAATCTTGAACCCGCATAACGAGCAAAGATAACCCAATCTCCTTTTTTGCACCAAGGTCCCGATGTAAATTTCTTCTCGGAATAACATAAGGGTCCCATTTTTAAAACATAGCCACAATTTGTAGCTATTCTTAATTTATCTAAAGTTTCTTGTGCAATTAAAATTCCACCTTTAGTTTTATCTTTGGGTGTAAAAGGTAAAACTAAAATTCTCCAACCTGATGGTTCGGGTAATTGATCAGTGTTTGTAATATTGTCGGGATGTAAAGGATCTTTTGAATTTTTTGATTCTTCTATATATTTGTCCTGTAAAGCAGGTTTATGCTTTGGAACTTCCTTTGAGGTCAACGACGTTTCCGCCTGTGTCATTTTGCTCCTTCGTTTTTAGCAGGTTAGAGATTTCCTGTAATGTTAATTGTACCGCGTGTGCTTGTCCTAATAAATACTTGTATTTTTCAAGATTGTCAACTGATGCACCCGTTAACATGGCATCACCAATCGTTTGTAAGTTTTCTTTTAATCGTCTTTGAATTTTATTAATTAAAACTAATTCATCCATTTAGGATTTGCTATTTAATAGCGGCTCCGCCGCCTGTTTTAGCTAAGCCCATAGACTTGACATGTTTATTTGTACTTCCACCATGTCTTAAAGCAATTCCTTTGCCTCTTTTAGCAATTCCGCCACCTCGAAGACCACTTATAATTCTTCTTTTTTCGTCTCTAAGATTTCTACGTCCTCTTCGAGTTCTTGCTCTTTCAGCATCGACTCTTCCTAGTTCTTCTAGTCTATTCATTCTTCTTGTATTTGCCATAATTATCCTCTTTTTCTAGCCATCTTTTTAAAAGTTTTTGCTAAGTTATATCTTTTAGATCCGGGAGGACAAGATTTACTACCAAATTTTTTACCGGTGCAAACTCCTTTAGTTCCTCTTCGTTTAATAGATGCTGTTGCTTCTTGAATCCATCTTCCTTTTTTAGCTTCAACACGACCACCAGAAGCATAAATGCTTCTTTTAGTCTTCATTGGAAAAGCTGCTGTAGAATCAAAAAATTCAGGTGTCATTATCTATTAATCTTTCCAGATTTTTTAGCTGCACTTCCCCATTTACCATAAGATTCATCAGCAGAAGCTTTCAGTTGTGCTGCACTTCTTGGCTTTCTGATTCTCATTGCAATAGATTCGTCTTTTCGATCTTTATATCCCTGTTTCTTAACAGAACCAGCTTCCCCATAAGGGAATCGAACATCAGATCGTACTCCATTTTGTCTCATATTTTTTTCCTTTAAGTATAATACTTAGTTTTTTTGCGTCTGTCACTCATTACTTTACCACATCCCCTTGCAATTGCAATACGGACAGGTCCACCTTTTTTATATTGCTTTTCCCACCGCTGCGCAATTTCGGGGTGGTTAGCATGTAAATATTTTCTTTGTTTTTCTGATTGAAACGGCATTATTTTTTCTTAGATGCGCCATTCCTAAAAATTTGAGTTCCCTTTATACCAAATACGCTCGCCACCACCAAAATCCACAAATTTGTAAACCATTTTGGCAGGTTCGAGAAATGCTCGAAGAAGATATTTATCTTGTCCATAGCGGATGGATCGTTCGACCACACCCCGTATGCGAGCACCAGAATGGGCAGTGTAAGAA